AACTTGAGCTTTTACAAGCTCCACCCTCTATAGGGATATTTCAGTAAATTCATTATAGGCTTCTATTATAGCTTCCTTATCTAAATCTTTCCTTAAAGTCCCTTCTTGCCCATTACTCTTACCCTTCTTAGCTTCACTAATGTTCCTTATAGGAATTTCAAAATTCTTTAACTTCCTTTATACTGTAGCTTTACTTATATTTAATTCTTTAGCTATTTCACTCATAGACATTTCCTCTTCTATGTATAGCTTATACAACATTTCTTTTTCAATAGTTTTCTTATCCATATAAATTCCCCCTATATGCTTATTATAACATATAGAGGGATTTTGAACAATACAGTTACATCATTAAATTATCCATATATCTTTTTCCAACCTTCATGTTGTAATTCTATAGTTTCTATCATTACATTATTGCCCATAGCATCAAATTCGCCAGTCTCATATCTTGAAATCCAAGCATTAGGGATTTCCCATGCCTTTACAACTTTTCCATTTCTGTCTTTTAGTTTAATCTTCACATTAGCTCTATATTTAACTTGTTCGTGGGCTAAATTATCTATATGGAATATCTTTGAAGCCCAATCCCACATATCTGTGTCCTCTGACATACCTCTTTCTAATGTGATAGGTTCAAACTTAGTGAGACCAGGGGATTTAGATACTGTTAAGTTATCTCCTCCCTCTCTGTACTCTATTACCTCAGTACTCATTTTTAGTCCTGAGACTTTCTGAAATCCTGCTCTAGCGAATACCATATGCCCACTAATTTCTACTTCAAATCTAAAAGACTTATATGGGTCATGTCTTTCTGTATCTGCAAACTTTAAGCCAGAGCCTAAGCCACTAGCTAATGCTTCTCTTAATAATTTATTCATAGCCTACCTCCTCCTTTAATTATCGTTTTAGAGAAATTCTAAATACAATAAACTCTGCTGGTTTCTGTGGAGCTATTCCAATGTCAACATAAGTTCTGCCTAAGTCTATTACATCAGGAGTATTCAACTCTGCATCGCACTTAACAAAGAAAGCATCACTAGCACTTGCTCCTTTTAGTCCTCCTTGAGCCCAAATAGTGCTTAAGAAGCCCTCTACTGCTGACTTAATCATTCCCCCTAACTTCTCATCATTAGGTTTAAATACTGTCCAAAGCAAATTAGCCTTTAGGGACTGCTCAATGAACATTACTAACCTTCTTACTGGAATATACTTGTACTCTCCATTAGATAAAGTTCTAGTTCCCCAGATACAAATTCCTTCGCCATCAAATGCTCTAATAACATTAATGTTCTCTGGGTTTAATATGTCTTGTTCTGCGTCTGATATATTGTACTCTAAGTCGATAGCTCCTAATAGTTTAGCATCTGTCCCTGCTGGTGCTCTCCATACTCCCATTGAGTTATCTGTACGAGCAATAGCTCCCATGATATGCCCACTAGGAGGTATTAACTTAGTAGGGTTTTTGCCTAGTCCAATGGGGTCTGATACTTTGATGAATGGGTAGTAAATTGCTCCAAACTCTGAAGATAATTTTGCTTCCTTAACTACATAATCTCTTGCTTCTGTTACTCCTAATCCCATAGGTACTTCTGTTATTGCAAAGGCATCTCCTCTGGCTTTAGCATAGTCGAATAAGCCTTTTTGTACTTCAATAGAGGTAACACCTGGGATTGCTAATAGGTTGACTTGTACTGTATCAAAAGCTTTTAAACTATATTTGTAGTCCTTATCTACTATTCCTTTAATTCCATCTTCTCCTCCAGTTAATGCTTTCTTAGGAGTTGCATCTGGAACTGTATCTCCTATAGCTACTACTTCTATATAAGAAGATGTTTTAGTTTCAATTTCAATAGTTTTCATACTTACTTCCTTATAAGACTCTACTAATACATCTTTGTAATAAACATTAAGTGTAAACTTGCCTTCTGCTTTTCCTTTTAACACTTCTACTTTAATGTCATTTCCCCATGTTCCATCGCTCTTAGCATTTACATTCAATACTGGCTTTGTACTTGCTAGTAATTGAGTAGTTGCTGTATCAGAAGTCTTAGTGTAAGTTCCTGTCTTTTCATCCACATTATAGTGAACTGCTCTTACTATATATGCCCTTGAACCACCATTCTCAAAGAACCCTCTTACTGCATATGCTAAATAAGAGTTATTAATAAATCCTCCAAATTCATTTATGAATTGATTCCAGCTAGTAACAAGTACTGCTTCACCAACTCTTCCTTTTGAAGTTATCCCTACAAATCCCGCTGTAGCTGTAGATACTCCTTCTACTGGAGGAGTCCCTGCTACTTCTTGAAAATAAAGACCAGGATGTAAAGTTTCCATAGTTCCTATTCCTCCTTTTCACTTAATTAGTTCATTTTCAGAACTATAATATTGCCCTTCTCTAAATGGGCTTTCACTTCTTTGCTCTTGAATTGCTCACTAGTAATTTCTACTTTGTCTTTTGCTAATAAATGTATACTAGTCCCATCATTCAAGTTTAATACAAGTGGTTGTCTTAGTCTATTTAATATTTCTATCACTTTGAATACCCCCTTTAAGGTTGTTTAGTATCAGTATTTATAATAAGCTCTGTGGATAACTTCTTAGTAGTCCTTTGAGCTATATCTAACTCTATTTCAAGTCTATATAAATACTGCTCTACAAATTCTCTATCCTTTTTTTCCTTCTGCTCTCCAAATTCCTTGTAAGTAGCATTAGGATTTCTGTATGACACAAACACTATATCATACTGGTCTCCTCCTATCTCTACATAAGCCCCTCTCTTGAGTACTGAATTAATGTGGGTATTTAATCTTGCTCCATCTTCTTGATACTTATAATATATTCTTATCCCATAATACAGGTTGTAGGGTATAGGTGCTTCTCTTTCATCTACTGATAGGGGTGTTCCATCTTCATTAAAAGTAAAATTGTCATAAAATTTATCATTAGTCCATCTATAGTTATCTGGATATACTCCAGTACGATAGATTACTATTGATGGGTATTTAGAATTTACAAACTCTTTTTCTGGGCTTATATAGAGTACTGGAACTTCTTCTCCATCTATAATAAGCCCTTTTAACTTGTTTATTAATGCTTCATCACATTGAGAAAAGTCATTAATCATCTATATACCCCCTATCTATTATAGTAATCTTTAGCTTTCTTTATTGCTAATGCTTCTATCCTGCTCTTCATCCTATCATAAGTTATATCTATTACTGGTCTACTAGGTATAGTAGGTGTTCCTACATTAAGTATTCCTAGTATTGTTTCATAACTCTCTCCGCTTCTTTCGTGTATCTTTTTAGAATTTCCTTTAATAATGTAAGCTGTTCTGTCTCTTAAAGCAATCTCAGCTACCTCTATAGAGTCCTCTTCCATAAATCCCCCAGTCTCTAAAAGTGGAGTATTATGTCCTTTCCTCTTCTCTGTAGATGGAGCATTAGGTGGTGGGGGAGAAGAGTTTACTTCCTCATGTAAGGCTTCTCTAACATCCTCTGCTAACTCTCTCATAGCTTGGTCTGCCATATACTGCCCTAAATTGGACAGCCTATCAAACTTATGCCTCAGCTTCCTCCAGTCTCCTACTAATTGAATATACTTAGCCATAATGCTTCACCTTCAATTTAGTAAAGATTTTATTATCTACTAGTTGGACTTTCTGGAAGTCATCATAAATCTCTAAGTCATATACCTTTCCAAATCTATCTGTAAATCTAATTATAGCATTTGTGTCTATATAATTAACTCCTTTATCTATTAGCTCTTGAGTTACTAAAGTAATCTCATAGTGTTTCTCGATTTTCTTTCCCGTAGGAGCTGTTACATCCTCCATTTCTCTCTCTTTTAATGTTCCATGAAACTCTACTGCGTTAGCTTCATCATACTTCTTTCTCTTACTCTCATTGTAAATGGGATGGGGGTTTGAAGATGAACTGTCAAAAGGTATATAGAGCATTGGAGCTCCAAAAAACTCTTTCCAAGCATCTAAGAAGGCTTGAGATATTTCGTTTATCTCTTCTTGCCTCATTTTTACCTCTCCTTATAATGTAGTATCTATTTCTTTCTCTGATATTCCTCTTAGCTTATTTAAATCCTCACTAACTACTGCTATATAGTAATGAGTGTTAGGGTTTAAGTCCTTAATTCTAAACTTAGTTCTATGAATGTCCCTTATTTCAGCTACTTTTTTAGCTTCTTTACTAATGGTGTCCTCATACTCATCATATATAGGATTTTCACTTACATATATTGAGTAACTACAGAACATTCCATTAGAGGTGTTAAACTTAGTCCAGCTAATATCTGCTGAATTACTCCTCACTGTACCTATATTAAGCTCTACTGTAGGTTTAGAAGCTAAATTGTAGTTCCTTTGAGTAAAGTGCTTGCTCCTTAATACAAGGTCTCCTACATTCCCATTTTCAGTACTTAACACTCTGTTACTATTGAACTGCTCCCACATTTGAGTGTATTCTACTTCCACTCTTCTAATAAGGCTCATATAATGCTCAAATCTATAGTCTTTTCTTAGCTCTGCCCCTTCCGCCTGTAATGGGTAGAATGGAGCACTCGCCACAGCTAGTCTATAGTAAATTTCCTTTTTAGCAAGTAGTATAGCAAAATACTTCTCATTCTCTGGGAAATTTTCAACAGTATAGGAGGGGTTATGATTAGGGATAACTAGCTGAATAATGTCCCAAAGGTCATCATCAGTAAATTTATATGCTTCGTCAGTCTCTATCTGTGGGTCTTTAAGTACTAAAGACATCCTCAGATACTTGACTGTACTTTCTTTATCCAGCATTTATATCCCTCCTTCTTTCTATTAGATAGCTTCAAGTAACCCTGCTCTCTTTAGTATTTCCTTAACTTCTACAGGCACTTGAGCTTCTTCGCCCTTCTTAAATCTGTAGTATCTATCACCAATGTAACAGTCTACTTTTTCTTTTAGTTTAATGTGGCACATTTCAGGCTCTTTAACTACTGGTTCTTCCTTTGTTACTTCTTCTTTTTCTTCTTCTAATACTGGCTCTACTATTACTTCTGGCTCTACTACAGTTTCTTTAACTTTATTCTCTGGGTTTTCAGAACAAGCCTTTTCGTGATTAGCTATACCAGCTTTAGAAAATTCTTTTCCACAATATTGACATTCTACTTTATCAAAATCTTTTTTCGCCATTATAAATCCCTCCTTTATTAAAGTAAAGGGGAAGAGGAATTATCCTCCCCATCCCCTCTAGTTTATATTTTAAGCAGTCTCTATAACTACTCCTCTTTCTGGGTGAAGTAATCCTGTTCCCCAGATTGCATACCAAGCAAGTCCATGCTCTCTTCCAAAGTCTGTAACTCCATTGTCTCTTAACTCTACTGGAAGTCCTACAGCATAAGCATAGTAATCTTCTCCAAATAGAACAGCTTGATATACTTTTGTGCCATCTGCAGATACTAAGTCAGCCTTGTAAGCTGGGTCATCTGCTCCTACTGCTCCATTACACATTAAGGTAGTTTCGATAAATCTTACATCATCAATCCTACCGATTTCTCCAGTAAATAATTGGTCTGGAGCTCCATATTTAGATGCTTCAATCCATGCTGGGTCATCTCTAAGAACTCTTGATTGATGTGGATGTACAAAACAAATATAATAAGCTCCTTGGAACTTAGGAGTATTGTTTGTAGCTAATATCTCTACAGCGTCCTTAATAGTAGCTACTGTTAATACATTATCTTTTGTAATATCAGCTCTTGAAGCTATTTTAGCTCCATCAGCTTTTCTACCAAAGATAACATTAGCTCCAGAAAGAGCTGTATCTCTTAACTCTGTATCAAGTGTTAAAGCAACATCTCGTGATAACAGAGTTGTGGCATCTGCCATTATGTCTGTAAAAGATGTTTTCAATGCTAACTCTGAAACAGCTACAGCATTTCCTCTTTCGCCGACAGTAATGGACTTCATTGTGGAGCTTAAACTTTGTGGTGACATTCTAACTCCCTCTTTTAATGCTCCACCTTTTTTCAAATTGTTATAAGTCATCATCTGAATTGTAAGACCTGGTTGAGTCCCTAATTCAGTTTTAACTTTAGCAAATTGAACAAATCTCATAATAGGCATAGCCTTAAATTCAATTTCCTTTGAGTAAACAGTTCTAACATGGTTATCTAGTAATACAGCAGTACCTCCTTTTAATTGTGTGCCAGTAGGTTGAGTTACTGTGTTGATTTCACTAGCTCTAGCTGTTCTAATGAATGGTTTATTCATGTTTATTCTCCTCCTCCTTTTTTATTAACTACTACTTAAGCCCCAGTTGTTTTCGTATCCTTTCATATTCTGCTCTTCCCTCTGGGGTCATAAGATTAAGTCCATATAAACTTTGTATATTCAATTGACTGCTAGTAAATAAATCAGTATTAGGGTTTGCTGGGGGTATGTTATTTGAGTTTTGAGGTTTTATTGACTGTTGAGAAGCTATTTTACTAATGATTTCTTTATATCGTTCTTTAGCTTTCTCTACTGCAAGGTCAATTTCCTCTTCACTATTTCCAGTAACTAATTCTGGGATTATTTCTCCCCCTGCTTCTGCTATCTTCTTGTCTCTATAGCTAGCTAATTTAATTGCATTTATCTCTTTATCTTTCTCTGCTAGTTGGTTTTCTAGCTCTGCAATCTTGATTTTTAAATTTTTTACTTCTTGACTATCTGACTTCTTAGAGTTATTTTTTAACTCTTTTATCTCTTTATCTTTTTGAGATATAATTTCATCCTTCTCCCCTATAGCTAGTAGCAACTCATTAATTCTAGCCACCTTCTTCTCCAATTCTTCTTTTAACCTAGTAATTTCTGGGTAAAGTTTTTCTTTCTCTTCCTTACGAGCTTTTGCAATTAGGCTCTCAAAATCTATACTAGGTTGAGTTGGTGGAGTGTTAGGTGTTGAGTCTTTTTCTCCTCCATCTGGCTGTGATGGAGTATTACTTTCTTCTTCATCGGCGAATGATTGTCTCATTCCCATGTTTAATCTCTTTAACACTTTCTCCAATAATGTCTTGTTGATTTTCATAATAAATCCTCCTTATAAATTAAATTGTGTTTACTGGATTACTTGCTCCAGCCTTTTTGAATTACTTTCTTTGTAGGTAGTAATTTACCTACATTTTTTAGATGTGGGTCTGTAATTCCAGCTTTGTTCTTAATCTTTGTAGGAATAGTACTCTTTACTGTTGAATTACCATCTCCATAATATAGGTCTTTAGCCATTAGAACTACCTCCTTTGGATTTTAATTTATATAATAATTGAGTAAACGAGGATAAAATTAATTCTACATTAAAACCTCAATATATCTCATGATAACTCTTATCACTAGTAATTGTACTATATAAAATTACATTAAACAACCCACTTGACAGAAAAAGTTTTATTATTACAAGAAAGGAAGCACTAATTCACTAAGAGTTAGTACTTTGTTGTTTCTCTGGAGAATTGGTAAATCCTGCATTGACTTGTCCATCATTGTGAGCCTTATTCTCATTAATATCTCTCTTCATAATATCTTTCCCTTTAGATTGTTTCTTCTTCATCTCTATTTCGTACTTAAGAGCTTCTTTCTCTTTCTCTGTAGGAAGTCCATATATCTCTGGATACTTTTCTCTATCTCTATCTATCTCTTCTAATCTTCTTTGGATGTCTTTCTTTCCTAACCTCTTCATTCCACCTTCTCTATCCTCAAGCCCTAACTTCATCTCTAATTGGATAGCTTGTAACTCTACTAACTTATCTTTAGGTAAGGTATCTTCAAAAATAACCTCATTGTAATAAATGTCTTTTACGTATCTGTCATCCTTCTTCCACTCTGATAGGTCTGTATCTATTAGTCCCTCTTCTAGTCCTATCTTAATAATGAACTTATTTACTTCTCTAAGACATTGAGCTGTTAAAGCTCTCTTCTGCTGTACTTTTTCTATAAGAGGTAACATTGCTACTTGAAGTGCTACTCCAGATGTATTACTAATAGCCATTTCCTTTCCTAATGCCCCTTCTGGTATCCCACCTATTTCGTGCATGGCTTGTTTAAGGTCTTTTATATAGTTAGTACTTGCTGAAAGGTCTCCTCTTAGTTCTAGGTTCTCTACTTTTCCGTCTTTTGGTAGTCCTCCCCATACTTTATTGGCTCCCTTTTCAAGTTGCCCTATTCTTGCCCCATACACTACTGTTACTGGAGCACTATGGTAGTCTATAATCTCTGATACATCTGAACTCTTTAAGTTAAGCTCTACATTTAGTGGAATAAGGTCATCTAAATCACTTGCTCCAGTATTCCTTCCAGCTAGGGATAAATTCTTACAATGAAAGAAAGGTATAATGCCATACTTATTTACATAAGTCCCTGCTAAATCTTTTCCATAGTACACTTCCACTCTATCTCTATACCATACTTGCTTGTACACTACTACTCTAGTCTTACTAGGCTTATCTGGATTTAGTCTAATAGGATACATGATTGTGAACTTTCTCATTACTTCCTTATCATATCCATCATCATACTCTGGGAAGCATATATGAGGGGGTACTACTATTACTCTTACTCTCCCCTTCTCATACTCATCATATGGGTCATAGAAATTTGGATTAAGAGTACCATCATCATTATATTTAGGTTGGAAAGTTACTTGTATCCACGCATCTCCTGTTACACTCTTAGTTTGCCCTAACTCTAAACAGAACTGCTCTTTTTTATTATCCTCCCATACTTCATTTAAGTAAGGTAGTATTGCTTCTTCTACATGAGGTTTCATTTTTATGCTAAATCCCTTCCCTAGCTCAAACGCTACAAACTTATTAACAAATGCTCTACAGTAATTCTTTGTTACTTCTGTTTTTCCACTTGGAGGTAAGTCCTCCCAATGATACCCTTCATAGAAATTCCACTTCTTTCGATATTCTGATAATCTCTTTACATCTTCTGGATTTAATTGTTCCCCTAAACTTAAGAGACTAATATTCATCATATCTGTAAAGCTCATTTTATTGACAAAATCATAAGCCATTTTCTATCTCCTCCTTACCTTCGTTTAGCTGTGAAGTTATTCTTAGCTAGAACAAATTGATTTCCCTTAGTTTTATATATGTTCTCTTTCTCTGTTACTGGTCTATACACTTCATCCCCTCTAGCTCCCCATACAGCTAGAGCCAAGCTATCACAATTTCCTGTTACAGCTATTTTATTGTCACATCTAGTTACTATAAATCCATTATCTACATTAACACACCAAACTTTACCTTTATAGTAATATTCATCATAAGATTGTATTCTAGTTTCATCTTGCTTCATTAAGTAACAAGCATATATAGTATGATTATGTCTAACTTGCTCTCTAATAGATGTTTTTATCCCTACTTTATGAGCTAACTCTTGAAAATCTCTAGCTAACTCTAAACTTTTTGTGTGGTAAGTATTCCTTGATAATGTCCCATCCCCTAACATAAGTTCATCCAATAATAACTTTAGTTGTCTTTGTGATAAATTACTTAACCACTCTCTAGGTATTCTGTGAATACCTTCTTTTAGTATGCTATCAAACAATTCATTATCTTTCTTATGGAATGTCCAATAAGTTACTCCATCTCCTCTTGTATATACATAAGGCTCTAACTTTAGCTTAGCTATATAGGAACTTATTCTATTATGTCCTTCTTTATTACTTAATTGGGCTACGGAGTATCTATATGAGTTGTATTTATTATCTTTATTTATCCAACCTTCTGTAATTAACCATGCACATAATTTTAATAATTCATCTGATATAGGGTATTCCTTTTCATCTTGAATTGGGGCTACTGGAATACTAAAGTTACTATATAAGGTTTTACTACTTTTTAAAGTTAGCTCTTGAGATAAGGCAATTATTTCCCTCTTAGCCTTATCTCTTAATAACATCTTATGGTTCTCTGTAACTTCTAAACATAAATCTTTAGACTTAAATCTATACATCTTCCCTTCATAATCCTTTAATATTACTTTGTTTGGTTTTACATAGGTTATCTTGTTATTTTCAACTTTAGCTACTAAATCATTTTCTGTAAGTTCGTTGTACTTTAAGAAACCTCGTTTTGTTAGTATTTCAGTGTTTAGAGATAAACAATAGTCATCATGTGCTCCTGCTTGATATCGTGACTGGGAAC